CCGGAAGAGCCTCTTTGGTCTCCCGTGCCGCTTTGCGTTCCTTTAATTCTTCCCTGACCCATTTAAGATCAACGAAGACATCAATATCTTTTCCCGCTTCCTCCGCTTGCTTGATTATCCACTCGTGGTCATCTTTTGGGACTCCTTCGGAGTTAAGATATGATCGCGTAGCGAGCTTGGTTGCGTAATCGTCTTTTTTACTTTCAATCTCATCTACTTTTTTCTCTACTTTCGCATCAACTTTTTCTTTGAGTTTTTCCTTGTCAAACAATTTCTTATATCGCTTGGCACTCGAAGCAAATTGTGAAGCGAGCGTTTTGTAGTCGGTGGTGTCTTCCTCGCCTTCCTTAACTTCAGGAAGTTCAAGAGTTTCCTCCCCCGCTACAATCTTTTCTTCATTCGTCATGAATGATAATGATTTTAATTTTTAAGATTAAGAACTTGTTTCACTTTTCGAGAGTGATAACTCGTAATTCAACTTTTTTGTTGGGGAAGTTGAGGACCCAGATGGGGACAAGCCCCAGTTTTTACTACCGCATTACCTGAACCATGATATCCAACCACCTGCTATCAGTAGGCGTAGATGTTGCAGTTCTAACCAACGTAACTTTCGCAATATCTCCAAATTGGAGAGTAGACGTTGCCGAAAATGGGGACGCAACACTCGAAGTTGTTAATGTTAAGAGTTTGATCGTCGTACTCGCATCGCTTTCCCCAAGCGTGAAGTTCCCTGAACCTGATGCGTTATGAATAAACAATTCTCTATAACCAAGTCTATTCAAACATCGATCAAAGATTAAACTCGAAGATGGAAACGTAATGGTTTGGTTATTTAACGGCAATCTTACATCCACAACGGGCTCATTACAGATTATTGCCGCCGTAAGCGTTCCATTCGTGCTTGAAGTAAGCGCAGGCAAAACATTATCTAAGTCCGTTTGATTTGAAAGGAATATACCACCCAAGAACTGTTCCTCCTCCGTATGCGTTGTCCCTGCCGCTCCAGCCAAAACCTGCGCTGGAGGAACGTTGATATCAGGAATAGATACATTGACTGCAACAGGGCGGTAGAGGCCTATTCCCGCGACTATAAGGGCAAATACCGCTACGCCCGCTATGATGTTATTTTTGCTTTCCATGTGTTTTAACTTTTAAGACCTCGACCTTTTTCTTACTTTCCCCTTTTATTTCTTTTACTTTTTTTATTTCATCTTTCAGTTTCTCATTCGTAAGCTGTTCCTCTGTAAGGTGCTTATCGTAGAGAGAACGCAACCTGTATTTTTCAAGCGACATTTTATTTATTTTATTTTTATAACCAAAAAGCGTCTCGGTTGAGACGCTATAGTCCTGCTGACATAAAGACTTCCGGTAGTTATGTCAGCAGAACTGTAACGTCCCACCGCCGGAAGTCTGACTTAAGTTTTCAACTATTTATAGCATTATGTGCTCATGCTTTCACCGCACGACCTTTTATTCATTATTGCGAATACGAAACTCCAAGCGTCGTGGAATTTGTAGAAATACATGTGTAAATACCGATATATGAATCCGTTTGTTCATAATACCCACGTGATGTTGTACTCGATATAGCTGGAACAAGTATTATTCCTGATGTATTCGCAACACATGGTGAACCTTTGCACACCGTAACAGTATTTGTTGCGATAGCTGGCATAGAAACCATAAAACTTGTTCTTCCCGTGCTTGTCTCCTGTATTGTTGAAGAAATAGAACTACAAACCTGCGTAGTATTTACAACTCTCGTATTGTCCGAGCCCGGATAGGAAGGGCTATCTCCTACACCGCTTAATTTTACTGGTGTATTAGTAATCTGATTGCCATAAAAAACAATCGCGATCAAAATCATAACCCCAATCACCGCGATCAATTTAACTAATTTATCTGAATTCATTTATATATTTTTTATACACGTTCGACCGAGTCGTGTTTTATTATTTTCTTTTTCGAGGTTTAAATCCATGTTTGACTGCCATCGCAACTCTTTCAAAATTATCGCGTGCCTTTTCTGAACGAAATGTGCGAACCTCTCCCGAACTCATCCGTAACTTATTGCGTCCTATTTTCATCTTGATTTTTTTTCTTGGGGAGGAAGTTCGACTTGCCTCCGTATCTTTTCCAGTTCTTTAAAAGATGTATCAAGCATGTCAGTTGCGGCTTGCCGGATACGCACTTCCCTTCCAATATCCGCATCAGACGCTTTCGGATCGGAAATCAAGAATCCAAGAATCCAATTCAAAAGCAAATCAGGCAGCTTCTTTCCACGCGGAAGCGTACCTTGATAGTATATAGGCATGAGCAATGCCTTTTTAACAGCCTGAACAAGAATCGGACTCTCGTTGAATGATGCGATCTGATCAATCTCTGACTGTTCTAATACTTCTCTGATGTCAAATTGTTTAGCCATTTATATTTATTTTAACAATGTTGTTAATATTTTAGCAAAGATAGAACGATAATCCTTATTTACTAAAATACGTTTACAAAAAATTGGGTATAAATATCTTTCTGCTTTCTTTCCGTCATGTTCTAGCCTTACCAAACATTTTCCCTTTACTGCCTTACTTAAATCAAGTTGTATCAATCCATCTTCAATCACTGCTACTTCGTGCGTTATGTTTCCGGTAGGATAACTAAATGTAACTTTGTATTCCGAATTAGAAACCGATTTTACCTTTTTTGGTCTTCCTCTTTTATTAGGCATCGTGGGGAAAGTATACACTATTTATAAAGTAAAGTCTAGCGGGACTTATTCACCTTTTTAGGTGACCATAAATTAGGTAAAGAATCAATGTATTCTTTGCGGCGGACGATAGGAACAAGAGATACTATACCGTAACGTATTGCGTCCATCGAATGACTAAAAGGATGTTCTGGTTGCCCCGGCACGATATTTCCATCTTTATCTCGCATCCACAAATAATTTCTATACTCTTTGATGATGTTGGTACTTCGTTTGGTTACAGAGATACGTTGCTGTTGAACAACACTAATCCCATACGGGCGAGAATCCTTGCCTTTTTCGCAAGGTAATATCTGCAAACCGAATCCCTTTATCTCATCTATACTTTTCGGTTCTGCCGCGTCAGCTATGATAAGAGCGCGAGGAATATTTAAAAATATACTTGCTATCTGATCGTTCTTTAGATTTGTAGTAAAAGCAATTTCGTCCAAAACAATCCCTGAATTGTGTCTATGAATTCCCACAATCGCCGCAGGATCGGGAAAGTAACCGAAATCGAGCCCATATCTTTCTAAATTCGCTTCATGTGGTATGTTATCAATAATCTGCCAATCGTTGTAAATTTTCCCCTCCGTGCTTCCAAGTTCTCCAAGTCCATACACTTTCCAAAAGTTCGCATTGCCTTTGTGCGATTCTATTTCCTGAATAATGGAAGGAGAAATTTGCTCATTATCTTTATAGGTTAGAATTATAAAATCACATTCTTTCTTATTCAAAATTTCCGTATGAACCCAAAATTCAGAGGTAGGATTATAGTCAAGGTAAATATCCTCATCAGTCCGGAGTGCAAGTTGATTGTAGGTATCAAAACTTGTATTATTCGCTTCATTGATGAATAAAATGTTTCTTCGCGGCCCGTGAACTTTATCCGCACTATCCACTCCGAAAAATTCTATGATGCTCCCTGTTTCAAATGTATAAACACTATTCGTCTCATTCCACCTATTCTCATCCCAATATCCATGCGTTTCCATTATCCTCTTAAAATCACGAATAGCTCCTTTGCGGAGATGAGGCATTGATTCACTCACAACAGAAATTATCTTACCTTTATCAGATTGCGCTCGGTCAATCAGTATAATCAATAACGCATAGGTTTTCCCTGCGGCTGATCCGCCTTGCACAATGCAAAGCCGTTTCTTTAAAGCTAGGATTTTATGTAATGCGGTTGTTTCTCCAGGTTTCATTTAAAAACTACCAAGCTCTATATTTTATTAACTTGTGAACTAGATTTTCTTTATAGCCACATCTACTACAAGATACCACTAACTCTTTTATGAAATACTCGGTAGGTCGTGAGATATTTCCGATTCTATGCCCAAATATCCAACAAAATATCTTATTCATTCTTTCTTCTTACTCAATCCTGACAATATCGGCTTTACCACCTTCACTTTCAAAACAGCTTGGTCAGTTATTCTGCCTTTTAATTTATTATATTCCTTTATAGCTCCAAGTTTGTTTGTAAAATCGGCGTGTTGAGTAGCAAGAAATGATAACTGTTTATCCATAAATGGATCGCTAAACCCTGTTTCTTCCAATAAATCGTTGATTCGGGCTATAACCTTTACATTTCTTAACAATCGTGATGCACTAGAACAAGCACTTTTATACCAATTTGGTTTGGTTTCGTCCGGTTCATACGCTTCGGTATATGATTGAACGCCATTACCGAAAAATTCTATATCTCCTGTCGCATATAAATTGCAAAACTTCTCTTGTTGGAGATTACTTAATCCTTCTCCCTGTTTTGAAATTGTGCCGTCTTTTTTAATCTTTTCCATTAGGTTCTATTAAGGTTAATTTAATTCCTAAAAACTTATCTAATTTACCATTCTTATAAAACTTAATCTTATCTTTACTGCTTATTACTCCATTACACGAAAAAAATATAAAAATGCACCACATCTCTTGAAAACTTAAAGCTAACTCCTTGATACCTTTCTCTTTTAAAAGTATGATTATATCGTCTATGTTTGACGAACTAACTTGTATTTCTCCATCACCACCGCCTAAATCTTTCATTGTTACCAAATCTTTTATCCTTGGAATTATTTGTTTATCCATGGCAATCATCGTTAAAACTTGTTGTGTAAGCTACTGTCCCATAATTAACTCCTAATTCATTTTCAGGCTGGATTATTTGGATTGCGTTCAGATGAGGAATAAGCGGAACTAAATCGTCTATATTCACTTGTGGTTCGCCACCTAGATATTCTCTTACCGTTCTAACAACACCGTCCATATCTATGTCCATATCTATACGGTTGCTGTTTGTTATATCAATCCAAAGCCGGATTTTCGATCCGTTATATATAAATTCTATTGTCGCTTCTACACAAGGATATTTAGACATTTTTTTTATAGTAAATCGGGCAAATGATTTTAGGATATCTTTCGGCAAATCCGTTTATAAAACATAATTTCCCCAACATATTCATTTCGTTCAAACGAATACAAAACATCCTAAGCGGAAACCCCATTGTTTCTTTCATATAGAATCCGATGTCCAAAAGTTTTTTATCCATCACCTCATGTAATGTCCTAATTATTTCATCGTTTGTCATTTCTTTTTTTTATTCAACTCTATCATTTAAACTCTATTCTCTACAAAGAAATATCCATTATTAGCTTAGCTTCTTCACGAGAAATCATATTCCCAATGTTCTTTCATTTATATTAAACTTTAATTTTATTTTTCCCAAAACTGGACACTCTCGTAGTGGTTTAATCATAACATTTCTCATCTATTTGCACCAAAAAAGAATATATGGCCTTTCTCCGTGTCTATCTTTTCTCTCAACGCAAATCTCTGTTCATTCGACATATTGTTGAAACGATAAGAATTATATCCAAGAGCAAAGTACCAATCGGCCGGAGTCATCCGTATTTCATTTACATTGAGATATTTCAAGGCGCACACAACAAAATCTTTAATCTTTGGCTGTAGGAAAAATCCTATCCGTGCGGCCAGCCTAACAAACTTCCACTTATATGGTACACCATTTTCGTTTTCTCTGCAAATAAGGATTTCAAGCATTCGGAAGAATTCCTTTATATCACGTTTACCCCCTAGAAGCGCAAAAGCATCCTGAATTCTGAATCTGTACGC